GGTCTCTACCAACGTGTTTAAACGACGATTAGTGCTCGTCGAATATAAATATTCAGCTCACTAAGATTTATACAGAATTTTTTTCAAGTTTCTCACATTATTATCAAACTGACAACATTCAGAGCTGAGAAATTCTACTGATTTCTGCCGGCACTCATCATTAGGGTCATCAAACTCGAAATAAAACCGACCATCCGACAGACGCTTACAGTCGATTAATTTGAAACCATGGGTCTGCAAATACGCCGCAATTGCTATGTCCGACGTAACGAATGTTTTATTAGTACCTAAAGTTGACAAACCTAAACTCCTCTAGAAGTTTCTAAAAAATGCTTACGATACTAAGTATTGCGCATAATAGTATCTTACCTGGTTATCAGCAGAGATATTTTAGCCGATGGTTATCGTAATTGCATCCTTCATTTCCAATGCAAAAGTAAATATAATTCCATCTGAAGATATCGTATAGTCAAAGTTTTCGCCTTCTAAAACCATCACTCCATTGATGAAGACATCAATTGATTTATTATCAAACTGCAAAATATTATCAATACCTGGAAAGGACATCACTGCCCCAGCTGGATGATTCGATTCTAGCATTATAGATTCTTTAATTCTATTTGAGCGAGAAATAACCAGCTGGTGAGGTACATCCGGATTTGCTGCTATATCTATTCCTTCCCCAGAAACCAAGAAATCATCACCTCCGAGGGTCTTCAAAGAAGAAACCTTTAACTCCGGAGTAGAAATTGCGCCTACGACTGATATGTCATTCACGTTAACGGCCTGTGCGCTTATAGCTGCGGCAGTGATATCGGCAGTATGAAGATTTGCATAACCACCCTGTGCTGGATCAGCTGGATCAGGAAACTCAGTGGTTTGACCATCAGCATCTACGTGGGCTAACCTAAACTCAAACTGATCATGATCCCAAAATAGCGAAGGGTTATTGCCCTGTGAAGTAAAGACCAGCCCTCGATCTAACTCCTGCACAGGATCTGGCATATTATGCCCCAGTACTATCACTGGATTCTCAACATTAAGGTTGTTAATATCAACCTGGTTGTGACTAGTGACCGTAAGGTTTTCGACTACCAGTGTATCAAAAGAATTCACACCAGAAAAAACATTATTTTCTGGAAGCAGTGCAATTCCGATACTAAAATCTTCAGGAAGTCCCTCAGGAATTTCGCCTTGCAGTAAATCCTCCAACTGCTCATGCTCTACAGTTCCCGCATCTGGTAACTCATCATGTTGTGTAATTACAATATGACCTGACATAAATACCCCCTACAACCCTCTAATCTCTCTATATGCCGCAACAGTTGTTGGCCAAAGATCTTCTGCTATATCTAAACATGCTTTAGCAACTTGTTGGATCTCCCACTGCGCGCCATCGTGAGTTCGTAGCTCAATAAACTTAATTAGATTATTAAGGTTACATGTCCCATAATACTCTGTATAAAGATTTTGGGGGAGGATTCCTCTCGCTTGCTCTCTACAGACACCTGAGTCTATTAATTCGTTGTATAATTCAAGGCTTCGCTTATGATGCCCTCGCACTAGTGCGCTAGCATGGAGACGCCCGCCATCTTCGTATGCACGTATACACGGGTCAATCTGCCGGGCTGGATCAGAAGCCTGGCGATTAGATTTATGCTGTGTCCTAAATGTCGATGGCTCATAAAATCTAAGATCTACATCTGTATACCTTCTACTAATCTCATTATAAGCCCATGTTCTATGACGATGGTGCTGAGAACGTATGAAAAGAGGAACACAAAACCTGTAAGTAATAACATTGTGCTCCAAAGTCGAAGTGTGTTTATGCCGGATGAGGTAGTTAATGAGCTTCTCGTCTCTTTCATCCAGATCCTCCTTCTGCTTCCCAAAGGAAACACGCGCACTATTGACCACTGTAAGATCAGAGCCCATATGCTCAACATACTCTACTTTACCAATTCCATCATTGTATAATTCAATAGTGCGCGTCATAATCCCTCTACTTGCGATCATCCTTGATGCCGCTGCCACTCCACCGAGCATTCCAGCCGCGGATATCATAGTGTGTAAATGTTGTATATCTACCAACGCCACCGACTGCCATCTTCCCTTCCTTAATCAGGGTTAGGATTTCTTGCCGCACATCATCAGGATGCATCCCTGAAACTTTTATATCTGCAGCTTTGGCAACCATGTGTTGGCTCTTTCTGGCCCCTCCAATTTTTCTATTATATGTCGGGGATCTATATCCACTAATTACTCTAATCGGTTTCCCAATATGATCTCTTAGTACCTGTAAATTTTCTGCAAGGCGCTCAACGTTCATCATTAAATCCTCTGGAACATCTGATCCGTCTCTACACCTAAACTCAGAAAGTTTGAAATTTTTCGTAAGTTGTTTACTCATTCTTCGCTTCTTTCAATAACCCTACCAAATCTAACCCGGCACAATCAATCTTTCTACGAGTTAAATTGTAGTGATTGATGAAGCCCTCGAACTCTCCCCGCTCACACCGCTTATCAACACCTGTCACAAGCTCTCCGTTAGAATCTGTAGGACATTCTAAGGGGATACCGGTTGCACCATGGATTGCTACCCAGAGGGCTTTAAGAGCCTCTAGCTGAATAGGGTAAAAATCCAAGTGTTCTTCTAGTTTTCGTCCATGGCACGTAACGTCATTAACTACAGGTCGTTCACCATAACCATTACGAACATACCAATCCTGGTACTTTGTATAATACGCATTTGAAATCTCAACACCAATACTTTTTGTATTCCACATTGAGCCACCTGCCTGCCATGCTCGATGTTGAGTATCTAATAGCTGATATATCGTTCCATCGTTATCAATGCAAAAATGAATTGATATTCCTCTTTTCGCGATTACCTTTGCGCAACTCTTTGCAGAAAGACATACATCCCAATGATTTACAAAAAATGTAGGTACCCTGTCTTCTTTTCCAGCCCATGATGTATATGTTCCAGGCTCGCAACTAAGGCCGGAATCTTCATCCCACAAAACAACCTGGGGCCACTCAATTGGAAAAAACTGCCCATTATGAACAATATGTTTATTCATCGTAGTAAAGCACATCCCCGGAGGTTCATGATCAGAAATATTTGATTCTCTCTCTGTCCATACCCGGCGATATGTAGATGGGCCGCAGAGGCCGTCTGCTGTTAGCTTGTGCTTTCTTTGCCACTTTTTAATTGCGTTAACTAACTCATCATTAAACTCTTTCGCGCCAAACCATGAAGGATCCCACCCAAGCTTTGTAGCGGATGCTTCATTATAAAAATTCTTATCGATTGCCATGTTATCCTCAAGATATATTACTCAAACTCGATATCAACGCCAACCGTGATATTGAATTTGGGTACCCTAAGCTGATTAGCTAGACCGTGCTTTTTTGCTTCATTAGCGTCTATAAACCAATCAGCATGCTTCTTTTTATCAACGATCTTTAGAAAATAGTCTTCTTTCTTTCCGCAGTTTAATGCCATCATCTTATAGATCTTGTCATTAAGCCGATCAGCTTCTTTCGCACCAGCTTTGAGCTCTTCAACTTTTCCCCAATCCATAGACGATACATCATGAATCATTAACGTTGCGTCCTGATCCATGTATCTATGTCCCTGTGCCCCGAAAGTAAATAACACGGCTCCACAAGACATAGCCTTGCCTTCAATGATTGTTGCAATAGGCACTTCAGAATGCTTAATCGCACTAATCATTGTCATTAAAGAATAAACCTGCCCACCATATGAGTCAATAATAACGGGAATAATTCCTTGTCCCGTATTATGGGCTTGAGCTACTTCTAGCTGAAATTTAGCTGCAGACTCTTCGTCAAATTTATTTACCCGAATAATAACGGGCTGCTTTCTTAGTTCAATCTCCTTAATTAGGGGAGATATTGTCGTTGTCCATTTCATTAAAAACTCCGTCAACTACACTTGCTATGACCACACGAAGTACAGGCAACACAGCCTTCCTGATACACTAAGGAATCCTCTGCGCTACAGTGTTCACAAACTGTCTTACCTGGCCTGGTGCCGTCGGTGATATAATTTTTTAGTACCCTTGCGATAACCTTTGAAAAACTAAAAAGATCTGCATCTCGATCTTTCTGCAATTGCTCAACTACATAATGAATAGGAGCTCCATGCCTTAGCGCCAAAGAAATCGTTCTTGTAAAAGCAGAATGATTAGGGTTGTCGAATAGTGAAACAACATCCCGTAAAATAACCTCATCTCCATTTTCACCAAAATGAAGATCATATCTGGAGTTTTTGGTTTTCCTATAATGCTTTACAATTTTTCCTGCTTTATACTTTCTAGGGATCTCTACAAACTTTGATAACCCGCCTATAACTTCATAAGGTCGGCCGTCCATTAGCCCGACCAATATAGACCATGCCTCGCCCTTAATGTTCGCATTATGAATCGAGCACTCAAGTTCATCTGGTCTTTTTGGGGCTGAGTGAGGGTTAAACTCATCCTCGGCTGGTGTTGATGATACCAACACACCGGTTCTAGAACCATCCCTATAGACAGTTACACCCTTACAACCGGTATCCCAACCGGTCATATAGATGTCCTTTACAGTGTCAACTGGGGTCTCTGTAGGGATGTTTGTTGTATTTGAAATAGCATGACAAATCCACTTCTGGGCAGCTGATTGCATTTTTACCTTCTGGACCCAATCAATCTCAGTTGCCGTAGCTTCAAAATAGGGTGAATCATTAATCTCAGTTAACCCGGTCACGTCCATCCATGTCTTAAACCCATGATGATAAACATCATACTCTTGCCACTTATCCCCTGAGTCATCTACAAAATCAATTCTAGCATTTACATCAGTTGCCGTTAACTTCTTTCTACGTGTATATTTCAACATGTATGCCGGCTCGATACCAGAAGTAGTCTGTGTCAACGTTGAAACTGATCCAGCTGGAGCAGTAGTGGTTAAAGCAATATTTCTTCGACCGGTTTCTTTATTCATGCCGTATATGTCAGGTGCTTCTTCCCAAATCCTATTTAAGAACTCATGCTCAATTTCACGCTCATGATCATGAATTGGAAATGCGCCACGTTCTTTAGCCATTATACATGAAGATCTATATGCATTAACGGTTAGGGTTTTATAGAATTGCTCTACTACATCAATCGATTCATCTGAACCGTATTTTATGCCGAGTGCAGCTAATGCATCACCAACGCCGGTAACCCCTAACCCTGTTCGGCGGCCACGGAGGGCTTGCTGCTTAATCTTTGTCCACAGGTTTCTCTCAATTGCTTTCACTTCATCAGGTTCAGGATCATTTTGAATCTTCCCTAAAATCTTATCAACCTGCTCAATCTCTAAATCAACCATATCGTCCATTAAGCGTTGGGCCTGTTGGGTAATATCAGCCAGCTTATCAAAATCAAACTTCGCCTCAGCAGTAAAGGGCGAATCAACAAAAGAATATAGGTTCAAAAGCATCAGCCTGCAACTATCATATGGACTTAAAATAATTTCTCCACATGGGTTAGTCGATGTTGATGCAAATCCCTCCTTAGAATATAGATCAGCAGGAGTTAACGCGCATGCAGTATCCCAAAATAACAATCCCGGCTCAGCACAAGCATGAGCAGAAGAAATAATTTCATCCCATATCTCTTTCGCATTTTCGAAATATGAAACCTCAGGATTGTCAGAATCAACAGGCCAGCGTTGTTGATAGTCATTATCATTCCTAACTGCTTCTAAAAACTCATCCGAAAGACGAACAGAGATGTTAGCACCGGTTACCCTATTTAAGTCTCTTTTAATTTTGACAAAATCCATAACTTGTGGGTGGTGGACTGAAATCGTTAACATCAACGCGCCGCGGCGGCCATTTTGGGCAACCTCTCGGCATGAATTAGAAAACCGATCCATAAAGACTTCAATCCCATCCGTTGTTCTAGCACAATTACCTGTCGAGCGTCCTTTTGGGCGAATAGTAGATATATCAAACCCCACACCACCGCGGCGTTTGGCAATCTGAACTAGCTCCTGATCTGTTTTAAGAATTCCACCATAAGAATCATGTGGCGACTCAATAACAAAACAATTTGAAATTGATTGGATTTGAAATGGGTTTCCAATACCTGACATTGGTGAACCCTGGGGTACTACATACTTGAATTCAGAAAATAAAGAATAAATTTGATTTTCTGTCAGGGGGTTTGGATACTTGTTTTCAATTCTAGCAAACTGCTTTGCTAACCGACGATGCATATCATTCGGGGTCTCTTCATGAAGATTACCTTCCCTATCAATCAGCGCATATTTCGAAACGAATACATTGGCTGCTAAATCGTCGCCGTTAAAATACTCAAGCGACTTCTTAAATGCTTCATCGAATTTTACCATTTCCCATTATCCTTAAATCTTGCTAACTTCATTCCACTTTTTCTTTAAGAGGTCTTTCATAGCATTTTCATCTTGTTCTGCGGCTTCATTTAGTGTCAATGACGACTCATCTAGTATTTCAATTATAGACATTGAAGTGTCAATGTGTATGGGGAAAAGCAAACCATCTCTACCGGCGCGATTTTTTGCAATAAATAACCGCCCAGCACCGGTTGACTTTTCCATAGCTTTTCTAGAGATTGACAAAACTACATCTGCAACCATTGCCTTACCATAAGCCTCTGACATGTTTTCTAACCCAACAACATCTGAGTTCGCTGATTCACGGTTTGCTTGTGAAGCTGTCCAGATCGGAATGTTCATATCCATTGCCATATTTCTTAATTCTTCATAAATTAACTTAAGTTCATGGCGAAGGGAATCATAGCTCCTTGTTGAACGCATAATATCTGCATAGTCAATAATGATTACATCAGGCTGGAAACCTTTTAGCAATAGCTTTTCAATGTGATTACGAATTGTAACGATTGATGCAGCACCTGTAGGATACTCCTTAATAATCAGTCGGCCTAACTCAGAACTCTCATACCTCTCCAAAACCTCTGCTTTATTCTCGCAAACGTCGTTGCTGGGGATACCGCATATGTTTGAATCATATCTCAAGCCCACAGCATGTTCTGTCAGCTCAAATGTATAATGAACGACATTCTTTCCGGCCTTCATTGCATTAGCACCCATTTGTACAAGGAAATGACTCTTGCCAACGCCCGTATTTGCTGTAATTACCCCAATCTCACCGCGACCTAAACCCCCTTGCAAAATATCGGAGGCGTCTAGACGATTGAGACCTGTGGGGCAAACCCTTCTGGCAATCTTTACAAATCTTGCATCAGCATCTTCAAAGAAATCATGGCCGGTTGAAGAAGGCATACCTACAGCAACTGCCTCTTTCATAAGAGTAACAACGCTTTCAAATTTATCAGTAGAAATTAGCTCAACAGCTTGTTCAAGCGCCTCCTTAAAAGCCTGACGCTTACAGAAATCTAAAGACTTATCTTTGACATATTGCAAATCACCCATATCTGGATTATGCTTAATCCTATGAAGAAACTCTACAATCTGATCTCGAAGAATAATATCATGGCCTTGGGATAAGTCATCTTTAATAATCGTTATCAATAACGACATCGTCGGGAATGTCTTGTACTTAATATGATATGAAAAGTATTTGTCAGCAAGGTAATTAAGATATTTGAGATCAAAAAACTGAGGGTTCATTACCTCAATCATCTGGGCCGCCCAAGTGTGATCAGATAAAAGACTTTGAAAAATCTTCTCCTGGAATTGCTTTCCGTATTGGGCAAAGTGTGGCTGCGATCCATTCGCTACTTGTAATACAGTGTTGCTCATTAATTACTTCCTACTCCAAGGGTTGAACTTATAGACATATAAAACGAGTCGGCATCAAATGTTGATAACCCTTCACGAATTAGCGCTTTCATTAGTTTAATTTTATTACCATCGCAGCTAAAAGTATCAACGATACCTTCAACTTTTTGAATTTGATCAGCCGCCAAGTTTGAAATGCCTAAATACATAAGCTTCCAATTGCGATAAGCAATCTCTGAGCTATCATTAATATTATGAAACAGCTTGATCTTTTTCCCAGTGGTTATACTTCTCTCATGGCTTAACTTAACAATATCATCAACAGAAATAAAATCGCGTTGTGATAACTCTGGGAATCTTTTTAGCATTGTCTTAAATCCAGCGCCTTTAATTCCTGGTAGCGAGTCAGAACCGTCACCACAAAAACAACGCGCTACAAGAAAATTTTCTGGATACATACCAAACTTTCTAATTACGTCTTTTGCTGTTACAAAATCTTTTTGACCTGGCGACCATTGAATTATTCTATTTGATAGCAATTGATAATAATCCTTGTCTGAAGAGACGATTACACAGCGATTGTTTGAATATTTGTTTTGTGCAAGGTATGCAATAACATCATCGGCTTCGCAGTCTGAAACATAGACTTGTTTCACAGGAACTGTCTTTAGCAATTCAATCGTTATCGCAATTTGATGACTTCTATTCTCAACAGTATCAGGAATATCATCACCATAAAATCTATTTAGTTTTTGAGGGCGGCTTTTTTGTTTGTAGTTACTATATATAGCGCGGCGACGAAGAGAGCCACCACCTTCCCAAACAACACAAATATCAGATGGATTTAGCATATCAGCTAATCGAGCAATAGATTTTAAGAAGCCCACTGTCCCGCCAATATGGTTGCCATGATTCGACATCGCAGGATTAGCTATGAAATGTCGAGTAAAAAGATTATAGGCGTCGACCAACAGTACAGGGCGAGCTGATGCAACGGACATATCAACCCTCCGGTAAAATTAACTCTTCTTCTAGTCCCATTGCGATTGTCCGAACTTCTTCATATGACTCAGAGTCGATGTTCATATCTTGAGGATCAAACTCTTTTACTAAGGCTGCCTTGAGTAGGGCATCAACATATCCACCATACTCTGCAGAATACATAACATCTCCAAAATCTTGCTTATAGAATTTTTTCTCTAGCTTAACTTCGCCAGTATCCGGATTTGATACCGTTAGCGTTTTCCATGCACCAGTACCAGAGACAGCTACCTCTTCACCGTTGATTACTTCGCTGCCATGCTTTCTCAGTAAATCAAAGACCTGTTCATGTTCAACAATACCTTTACCAAAATGAATCTCAAAATTAACGGTGCGGAAAGGTGGCGCTACCTTATTCTTAATTGTCTTAGCTGAGACGTGAATTCCAACAACTTCTTTGTTTTTATTTTCAATACGCTGGCCAGCACCTAACTTAATTCGCACGGAGGAATGAAAGGGAATTGCCTTACCTCCTGGTGTGGTGGTAGGATCTCCATACATCACACCAATCTTAGTTCGAATCTGGTTAAGGATTACAAATAGCACATTTTGATTAGCGATTACACCGGTAATCTTACGCATACCCTTTGAGATTGCACGTGCCTGCAGGCCAATCGTTTCCTTATCATAGTCACCGACCAACTCTGCCTTAGGGGATGTTGCTGCAACAGAGTCCCAAATAATCGTAATTGGAACATCCTTGTCCATTGCCTTTGCCTTCATAATTGTAGCCTCAGCAATCGAAAGAACCTCTTCTGTGCAATGAGTATCAACATATACAAATCGCTGCGAAATATCAACACCCAACAATCCTAAATTTTCAACAGATGTAGCATTCTCAGTATCAATATAGACTACGATACCTCCCATTTGTTGGGTTGAACGTGCAATTTGAATTGCCAGGTGCGACTTTCCAATCGAGGGTGGGCCAAAGATCTCAACAATCCGACCTTCAGGCATACCGCCATTTTCTCTATTTGCAACAATATAGTCTAGTTGTTTACAACCGGTAGAAATCCACCTCTTTACATGAGTAGGTGACATGTCATATGCCAGGTTATAAGCAACCTTACTTCCATGCTCCTTATTCAACGACTGAATTAGATCATTTGTAAAATCGTCTGTTGCGGGAGCGTTCTTCTTTTTCTTTGCCATATTAATGTTCCTTCGGTAGATACTAGAATATAACCATAAAGTAGCTAAATGTTCAAAAAGAAAAGGCAGGGTTCCCCCTGCCTCTCTTATTAAGTTTTAGTAATCTCTATAGATCTTCAAGATCTGCGAAGGCATCATCTAGACTTCTATACTTCGTCGACGCGCCGGTCGCCTCAGTGGTAGCATCATCCTCTGTGGTAGCTGAGGATGTCGTCGTCTTAGTTGTCGACTCAGTAAAGTTGGATGTTGCATTCCGAGTAGTGCCATCGGTATCTTCTTCACCGTTTAGCCAATCATTAACAATCTTCTCCAGCTCATCAAAAGTCTTGAGCGTATAAAGGTCATCTAGATTCGGAACGTTATCAGTCCAGGTCTTAATCTGATCTGCGTCAGTAGAAAGTGCAGTAGCCTTGCCTCGAGGACGTACAGTAGTTGTAGCCCACATCCGACCTGGAGGCTTGGTGCAAACAACCTTCACATCGCGACCCTCAGTCGGGCAAGTGATATCACCATAGTCTTCATCAAGCATAATATTAAGAAGAGACTGATATACTGTCTTTCCAAAAGACCAAAGACGTACACCCTTATCTTCTTCGCCTCGAACGATAACCGGTGCATAACACCGCATCTTTGGGTAAAGCTTCTTGGCTAGCTCATATGACTCCTTTGAGCCATCATCCCGTAGCGTATTAATAAGGTCCTGAATTGGATCAGGTTCGCCAAACTGCTTCGGGGCCAAAAGACCAGGGTTATTCCCGATGTTATAATAGAACCAGCGCTCCTTAAAGGGCTGTCCATCATTATCAGCAAAGGAAAGCAGGCGAACAGTATGCTCCTCCCCTTCTTCTGGGCGCCACATTACATTGCGGCGACTATTGGTGCCGGAAAGTTGTCCCAGCTTCTTACGAATTGCATCAAAATCGATTGCCATTTTTTCTAACTCCTTAAATTTCGAACTGTATAAAGTTCAACTGTTTGTTACTGTGGTATCAACCACATGTTAAGAATACTACGTTATATGCTTATGTACAAGAAAAACTACCACTTATCTAGTGGGCACTTATGATCCGGAGCGAACACTACGGCAGGAAAAAAGCACGAACATTTTCCGCACTTAAACCTAAGGGGTGCAACTGACTCTGGGAATATTGTGTGTTTAAGCTCTGGGCAGTCTCTACAGATACTCGCACGCTTTTCAACCTCTTCCTTAAATTCAGATGACGTTGACTTAATTGAAAAGTAAGACGTAAATAAGTTTGTCCACCCGTCTTTAATATCTTTAAGATTGATCTTTTTCAAACTTATCCCACTTTCCAATCGGGCACCGCTTCTTTGGTGCATAAATCATAGCTGGAAATGTGCAACCACACTTTTTGCACCTACCACGTAAAGGTCCTTTGGACGCCACAACAGTCAGCTCTGGACAACCGGTACAAATTGAAGCTCTTTTCTCAGCTTCTTCCTGAAATTCACTTGATAGTGACTTCTTGTTGATAGCACTCTTAATATAGTTAAACCAGCCATCTCTAATATTCTCTAGCTTACTCACTATATTCACCACCACCAAAAGCTCGAGCATTAACATCAGGCTTTTTTTTCTTTTTCTTCTTTGAGCCTGGCTTATCCGGATGGGTTGGCCCAGTGCCGAGCGCGGATGTAGAGCCTCTAATTACCCCACCGGTAGTACCACCCAGAGTACTCATCTCATCTTGTTTTTCTTCATCTCTTTCATCAGGCTCACTAATAACATCCTTCTCTACTAAACGACGAAGGGCTTCACGAATATATAGTCTAAGCAAGTTTTTCATGTCTTTACCTCACCAGAATAAATATATTCCTTACTGGTTATCCTGCACAGATTCAAGAATAATACGATTATTAAATGCACCACGCTTTTGAGACTTCAGGAATGCAACCCTTGCTACTTCAGTAAAGTCTAGCTTATGCAACATACAGATAGTAGAAAACACTTCCCACATGTCAGCAGCTTCTTCTACATTCGGCGTCTCAATAAACTCATTAAGCTCTTCAAGCAACTTAGCATAAAGTTTGGTCTGATATTCTTCAGGGGAAGCAACATGATACTCACATGTATTTCCTTCAGCCTGAATCAATTCAGGGATCTTATCTCTAACTAGCTTATTGTACTTCTTCATTTTTATCTCGGTGGATAACGACAGCTTTAGCTTGTTGAAGTAGTAACGCTAGCGAAGGCTCATGGCCAACATAGAATCGATTTTCTTCAAAGTGAAAACCAGATGCCAGTTGAACTGCCAACCACTCATCATTATCCAACGTAACCCCGTAGTGTTGTAAAAGCCACAATGTTCTATGGGAAACTGACATTTTATTCAGATCTTCATTGTACTTATAAAATTGCCCGAGCTTTTCTCTATGCCAGCTCGAGTCCTGTTCGGTAAAGTATCGCCTTGAAAGATCACCGACCTTGCCAAGTTCATGAAGAAGCCCAACCTTAAGAATTGAAGCCGTCGAAAGATTCATCTCTAATGATGAATTCAGTGTCCTCATTGTGCTAGTTACCTTAAGGGCATGTTCAATTAAGCCACCAGGAGTACAACCATATTGATCAGTGCGAGTGGATGCTGGACACATGACCAGCCTCTCCCCTAAATCATCTAATACCTTATTGATATTATGATCAGACAACCTTCTCAAAAGATTGTCATAAGTCTCCCATCGGGACTGCAGTTCTTCAAAATCGATGTCTTCAGACATAATAATTCTCCTAATGTTCAAATAGATTATATCACAACTAGAGAATTTTTACAAAACTATTCCCAACGATCTTGATTATTTCGAACCTGATATACTAGGGTTCCACCACCAGTTGGTTCAACTCGTAGATGTCCTGTCATTTTAATATAGCCCACTGTGGCAGCTGCACGAATAGTATCAAATACAAACAGAGTTGACTGGCGGTCTTGCGGAAGGCCAGCGTTCGGATAAAAATATCCCGTTCTACCATCTGAAGATTCTCTTTTCTGGGCTTCGCCTATTGCTTTATTGAATGAATCATTGGAAGTCCTAACACTATCAACAACAGCAACTGCACGATCTAGTGTTGTATCGCCATTTCCTCTTTGAGCCTTAAGGTTCGATATTAGCTTTCCTGGATTAGAGCCAGCTAATCTTTTAGCCTTAGCGGTACTTCCGTCTTCACCAGCAAAAATTTCTTTGACCCAAGCAGGATAATTTCCTTGGCCGGTACCACCAAAAACCTTGCCAGGACCTCGTGACTGTTCTTCTTCTTTTTTCTCTTCTTCTTCCCGCAAGAGAATACTTTGAATATGTTTTCTAATAAATAGCTCTGCTTTTAAGTTCGACATGAAAACCTCTTTACCCTACAATTAATTATTCGCCTGACCCGCTGATAACACTTAAAGTGACGGGAAAGTTTCCCAATGTAGAAATATCAACTCCGCCTGTTAACATTCTTGACAATTGTTCCTGGTCATCTGGATGTACATCTAAAATCATCGCGTCATGAATTACAAAAGTTGGAATGCACCTAAGTTTAAGTTTATCAATTTCTTTCTTTAAGTTAATAAACCCAAGTAATGCAGTGTCCGTCGCTGATGACTGAATGTAGTAATTAATGATGGCTCCGTCATCCGTTCGGTCAGGCTCTATATAACGCCCAAAATAATTTTGAAATTTTGCATTGACAGTTAGCTCAGGCTTAATTGACTTAAGCAGTTTAGGGACCCCAAAAAAATCCTTAATCTTATCAATTACAATCGAAGCATTAAACTCTCTGCCTAACATCTTAGACAGTCTAGATTTAGACACACCATACAATGCACATAATACTGCAATCTTTGATTGCTCTCTGGTAAGTGATGAATTAAATAACTCATTTGAAAGCTGGGTGTATACATCGGGTTCGGATTCATAACCAGCAGCAAGCCTGGCAACACGAGGCTCCAGTGAAACAAAATCAATCTGCATTATTTTGCCACCTTCAAATCTAGATTTCATGATATCTCTATATTTCTTCGGGAGAATCAAGACTTGTGGGCCGGACTGTACAGTTAGCCGGCCGGTAAGGGTGGAAGCCTGATTATATCTAATCGGTAAGGCTTTCGAATCAGCGAGAGGCCTAAATGATGTCAATGTGCTCCTAACAGTTTGGTTTTGTTCATCTCTAATGTAAGCTGCCAATAATGAACCATCCACAAATGCACGTGATAGGCTTAGGAGGAATCTCCTCTCATCGATGAATAAGCTATTATAGTTATTGTTTGCAAAGCACCCAAGGACATTCTCGAGGCTAGAAATTAACTTAACTAACGATTTTTGAAATTCTTCCGGAGGCAATACGGCATGCCACGGAATTTCAGGTATATCGTTTTGCAAAATAGACTTAAACGATCTAATATGAGATTGGGACTGCACTAATGGCTTTTCGAAGTTCATTAAATCCATTAAAGAATCTAAGCTCCTGATAGCAGAGGGTGCTCCATAGACCCAAGCATCATTTGGTATGCTGTTTGTCCATGTGTATATACCCTCACAGTATGTTAGGTGCTTTTTTGTCCCTAAGACATCTGAGCTTACACAAATCATCATACCATAACAATATATGGAAATGTTAAAGTGTTCATTTTAAGATGATGTATCTTCTGCTTCGCTAATATTTCGCAGCGTCTGCGTTACAACGTTCATTGCTGACTCGTATGCACCGTAAGCATCTAATTGGGTCATTTTTAATTTCGTCTTAAACTCACCCTGCGCTAGCGTATGTGATATCCCAACGATTGCATAAACATTATCAACGTTTGTCCCAGTCCCAAAATCTACAAAAAATTGTTGACCAAAAGACACAATAGGGCATCCTACTAACTCTAAATCAAGTGACGCAGGAACAACCTTAAGTGGAAGACCAGCTGCTCGAGTACCAGTCGGGGATCTTGCGTCGCCATGACCAGAGCGCATCATCATAATTGTTGACATTTGTGGATCATTCATACTAGCTAGATTTGCACTTAGCACAGCACTATTTGCCGAACCATAGATGATACTTGGCATTATACTTCGGATAAAATTCTTAATCTTCGGGAATCCGCCTACGACTCTATACATTACTGGTTCGTTACCTGCTTCATCTGAAGAAAATGCCTCAAGCAAGCCAGACGTATTCGCAGCTGCAATAACCTGGGTTCTTCTTTGGTTTGCCATAGAGGTAGTTATAGTACCTGAATCAACTCTTTGCTCTCTTACTGAATCACTCATTTGTCCCATGCTAGAACTTCTAGAAGCTTGCAGTAAATCCTGACAACTACTGTATGACGAACAAGCCTTATCAAAAACATGAATCTTCAATATAGTTCTAGTCTTAGACCCTACCCCACTTGCAGAAGCATTCATCGAAGGAATACATTCGGTATGTATTCCTATTCTAGGCTTCTTAAACTTGAGAGGGCTTGATGTTACCGTCTCGTCGCCGTGATATGCATATGCAAGTCTTTTATTTTTCTCATCATGAAGAGCATCCGGATTGTTTCCGTCCGTATATTGTTCCCTCAATTGGCGGTTACCTTCATCATCTGTTGTATATAGATCAGTTAGACCATACGCTTCGTTATCAATATTCCCAACAAACTTTCTCTGTAACATTCCCAAGAACCTACGTAAAGGAATATAAGCAGATTGTTCAGTCAATTTCTCTAACTCTGCTTCAAACTTCTCAACGTTTATTGGAAACTCTGATATTTGTCGGTTTCTCATAAATGAAGCATCTTCATTAAACGGATAGAAAAACCATTGTATTTCATCAAACTTCGCATCCATCGCTAGCGGCCCGGCAACGTACGTCATTAAGAGCTTCCCTAGGGAAACAAATTTTGGCATTCTACTAAAGTGGCTGGGCATTGAACCGTTGGCCCGCTGGTCGGATCCTGACAGGTGGGGATCACTCCGTTGATCACAACAACTAATTCTTACCTTGCAGTAGTTATTATTATCAGGATGAATCGGTTTCCACCATGGATCCCCTGAATGACTGGATTTTAGATGTTCTTTTTTCCACCCTAATGCAGCATCAATTGTAGCATCTAGTCGAGCCATTGCGCCTCCCTCGCCGGCACTGTCACCGAGCAAACTATCTAAAGCATCACGGAGCTCTCCAGTACTTGAGCTGTCATCAGCACTATTAACACGTTGGCTTCTTCTCCATGCATTCATTGCATTTCTGGTTTCATTATCTAGTCCATTAATTCCAGACATTGAAGAAACACTATTCAGCCAGGTTTCCCCAGTCGCATTTGAAGATCCTGACTCACCTTGCGGTTGCATTTGCCTTCTGACTCGGCGGATAACTGTAAATAAGTCATTAACTTCTTTCAGCGCGTCTTTAACACCGGGGCCCTTAGATATATCAGAGGTATCAAAGCTCATGATCCCCATCATAGAAAGAGAAACCCCTATCTCGACCTGGCCGACTTCATCAAAGCTAAATTCAGAATTAACGATTTTATACTTCTCGACTACACGCATTGAGTTTAATAGCGTTGCAAAAGGATTGTCAGTATTGTCTCCAGCCAAGTGAAGACCATCTGGGTGCATCCAGCCGTATTCAATCAACAGCTCGGTGCTACCATAAAGATCAGGCTTAATAAACTCCCCTAATTCTGCCAACCGAGAGCGATCATGCAGGGTAATCTGGAGCTTCGCAGTTTTATGCGACATCATTCCGCCAGATGGTGTTACATCAACAGTAAAATTATTTAAGGATGCAAGGGGACGAAACTTATCAATAACCCTAGCAGCACGTGCAGACGCAATGCCACCGGCATCTGTATCAGAACCATCCGAATGTAAGTTGTCCGGTATAGCAAAATCAGTATCATCAGCATTAACCATCATCTGCGGAGATGTAAATATCTCCATTCCGGCGGTGGCCAGTCTTTCTCCTTCATCAACATCCTCAGTGTCTGGATCATCACGGTACATTCCAGATCCTAAAATACTAGCGTTGGTTGCCTTTGTGATAATATAATCAGCAGTCCCTGCCTTGTCTTTCATGTCAACATTACCCATTAAAAACTGGGCTAGGGATAAGGAATCGATTTTCTCTTGTGCGCCAAAAACAGGAGGTCGCTTACTTACAATCTGAATATCTAAATACGGTTGGCACCTTGACATTTCAACAGATGGAACGAAGTTCATAAAAACTGCAACAACACCAGAGTCTCGATTAGCCGGAGTTAACTGTGGATCCTTAATATCAAAACAAGTAACTACTGGTGTTATATTATCCGGATCATCTAGAAACTCTGCTGAATTAATACCTAAGCCCATAAATGCATCATCTCGATCTGCATTTTCTGCATTATCATCCCGGCCAATTATATCATATTTTGTTAATGCACTATCGCCGTCTTTTTCAACCATTGCATCAACCATTTCCTGACACCAAAATAAATTTCGAATACTGGGGGTATATGGTCCGACAGTGGTTGGGTCTATTACGGCAGAGTCCCACTCAATTTCTTTATCCAGATAATCATAGGGTTCAAAAAAGGCACCGCCCCAATGGCCGGTTCTAGAAGTGTCAGGTTGAGCAATCGGGATAGGGCGTGCAATAGCTCCGCAGCCCTTTTCTGCTATAGCTGCTGGTTCAAAAGTGATATTCAGTAGCTCTGCTATTTTTGATGCATGCTCACCAGCCAACTCTTCTTTAAGAATATCAAGCAACTCATACGTAAATAAGCCACCCTCAGTAGCCTGTAAAAACAATTCGCCTATTTTATGCTCAGGAGGTTTTTCTAATAACCGATTTAATGCATCAGCTGTCTCAGAAGCATTAGCGACGCTGGGGCTCTCTTCCATGTCAATCAACATATTGACAAACGCACTCTTTGACCTGACATTAAAGTAACGCCCTAAGTCTTCGACAGCCTGATTTAATTTTGTAGTAGTCTTAGGCTCGGCCATAAATTTAACCTACAATCTTAGCGATATCATTTAAGTTCGTTGGTATTAATAATCTAGTGCCAGGAGGAACTTGTAAAGCCCATCCGATTCCGCTAGCTGCAGCAATCACCCACCACAACCGACCGTTGCCATATTTCCTACCAGCGATTACGTCTAATCTCTCAGCGTCGCTAGTAACATATGTAATAGTCGAAATACTGCCGGCGCGGATACCTCTGCGGATTGAAACAACACCTTCAGGGGTAGCAAATTGTTTATTCCCAAAAATTAACCTGGTCCTATTATATCTACCTATTGCCATTATTCTCCTCCGTTAGCGTCTGGATCTCTTGGTACGACTGTTAGTGATAGTGCCTTTTGATCTTCGGCGCGGAGCTTGGTAAGGTCATCATCAGGAGAATATATGTCAGAATCATGCATATCCGGACCGCTTAAGCCGTTCATAATCTTACCGACGTTATAAATTGGAGCCCTATTGAATCCATCGTGATCCAGGCCAGGTGGAAGGTCATGAATTGGGGTAAATGATACACTAACCTTGACCCACATAGGAGCCCTCGAACCTAATGATCTAGTTTCCCATGGGGCATCTGCATAATCATAACTCAAAGATGTTATTACACCAGCCAGGCCCCTACCTCTAGTCGATTCGAATGCCCGAACAACAGCATTTTTCTCAGGATTCATAAATCCCTTATTATTAGTATCTGTCATTTCTACGATTTCTGGGGAAAGACCTTCGATTGCAAGATCTTTATAATATTGTACAGGGTCTGCATCTAACATCCCATGCTGAACATAGAATTCGCCATCATAATACTCAGCCATTGGGCTATCAGCAGGAAACTTTACCTTATAGCAAGGTGACCATGGAGGCGCCGGTGCAACGAAAGGAATGATTAATGCACCAGGATACTCCTTTCCAATAATCTCAACGACAGTATTCGTATGTGTTTCAACATATAAGGATTGAAATAAGTCCGGAAATAGTTCCAGCCCAAACTTCTTAGGAGCAGAAGTTTCTCCGGAGTTCGGGCGCATGATCGCGGTTGTTCCATCAGCCCACCCATTCTCAGAGTCTTCGAGGCCAGTAGGTGGCGTTTGTAGCTTCGTAAAATAATCAAATATTTCTTGTTGTTTCGCGGTCCAGTCACCCCGAAGTGCTTCAGCATCCGCTAGCTTGTCAGACCCACCTTGGTGATATACACTTCCAGCAGTATCATTATGCCCTACACCAAAAATTCGTGCTAAATTGAAACGACTATAATTATTTTTGATCAAATCGCCAATTCTCATCCGAATAATAGGGGATGCAGCAGGAATTTGTGAGAAAGGCATAATAAATGATTTATCATCAGAGTCTTTCATCGCAGTACCGGCAGTCCACTGTGGATACACAAGCGTGGTTAGCTTATTGATACTATACCACATCTCATCAAAATCAGTGGGGTTAGTTGCAGCGACCATAAAAGAAATTGATATCGCTCTAGTAGTTCTATTATAGATCTGGACAGGATCCATACGACCATAACCGCCCATTGATGACCACTCTGGGGAATAATCATCTGAAATACTATTTAGAAATGCATGAAATGCGACTATTTCGTTTGTTCTTAGGTCTTGAAAATAAAATGGGACATATTCACAGTCTAAAATATTTTCTATTTCTTTGACATAGTCCGGATCAATTCTACCATTCTTTAGTTTATCTTGAGGTGCTATTTTGCCTTCGATTGGTGCTAGCGCCTCATGCCCCTGTCCGGACCTTAGTTCATACTGTAAAGATGCATTAACTAAAGAGACAGGAAGTAAATATCTAGACGGTAAGGCACCATGACGTAATACTGACCTTGTTGTTTGCTTGGCAACACGACTCTTTGCTAATCGTGTTGAACCAGCTTCAGGTAAAACATCAGGATCGGCATTATAGGGTGCAAATGTATACGTGTCTGCTAAATACATTGCATCACCAAGCTTTGCACAAACCATTAAAAATCGAATTGATGCCGCAGAGCCCAGAGCCTTAATAACCCCAATGATACCAGCAGCAATAGAAACTGCATTACCCCTGATTTGCGCTGCGATATTCGCAACATCCTCAAGATCCCTAGTTGCTGATCTCATAAGCCCAGCAACAAATCCGCCCTGATCCATCAATGAATTGAACATATCTGCCAGATCACCGAGCCCAGGAATCCCGTCTAAGTTAGGGACCCCAAAAAACGATCCAACACCCCGAAGCATACATTCAAAAAGGCTAGATTTTGACTCAATTTCTGGTACACCAAGCCACCCTAAAATTGGGCCGACCAATGCATTATACCCCTTAGGGTGCTGACGCTTTCCTTTTGGCATTGTCCATGGTGCTGCTGGGTTACGCCTCTGTGGTGCTGCATCTGCACCAATCATTAATAAGGAAACTATGCCATAAAAAACTGCAGCCTGAATTAACATTGCCAGTAGGCCGCCGAGGGCTGCGGTTATCATTCCCATAGGAAGCACACCACCAAAAGTCTCAAAATATGAATTTAGATGGCCAAATGTATTTTTTGAAGTAACTTCATTATCAGACCACCCGACCGCACCTTCACTACCATCAGCTAATATATACCCACCGCTTGACCTCGAGTACCCGCCTACCTTTGCAGCATTGAGCTCAGAGACGTCAATCGTGACATATGGTATACCCATCTGTTGTAAGCTTGGTAATAAAGCAGAAAGAGATTCTGATCCGTCTGCACCATGGCCGACACCGGCAACCATTATTTTTCGACCTATCTCAGCTAAGCTTGAAACGTTAAAGAAAGGAGCCTCAGGATCGTATACACCAAATGTCGACTGGTTTGAGCCCATCGTTCCAGCAGCAGCGGACGAAAATGCACCGTCGGTAATGTATGGTGATCCTTCAGAAGGATGGAACCGGTTATTCTGTAGTATCGCTGAAGTTCTCTGTTGGATTACATGCGGGCCAGGGCCTATAATCTTACCGATTTTTACGTCTGGGTGTTTACCTGTCGTTCCATGATTAGGTACCGATGCCAATAGCGTATGGCCAGTACCACGAGAATCTTGTACACCCTTCTTATAAACCGGCTCCTCGCCATCCTTCATCATAAAAGGATTAACTTCACCCTTCGCGACGTTGGGACTCTTATACTCGCCGACGCCAGTATTGGTAAAGTCTTTTTCTTTAACGGCACCTTGTTCTAGAACATCATCTAAGAACGTTTGGTCAGTACCGGTATTGTTAATTGATCCAGCTTTTTTATACCCATCAATGACAGGTGGAGGGCCTGAGACATCACGGTGACTAACTGCCTCCGTAGTACCTTGATTAGGATAGTATTTATTGACGCGAGCTACAGAGCTTAAATAGTCCCCTAATTTTTCTAAAGATGCGCCATCACCCTCTTCAGGCAAGTCATCACCCTCGACTAGCATACCTCCACGCTCACCGTAATCGCCGGATCCCTCCGGACGATATGTCGGTCCAAACTTATCAGTATCTAGTGGTTTCTTAGGGCCTGCCATTTTTATTATTCTTTAGCCTTATTCTTTTCTCTGTTATTCATTGCCTTAACTTTTCTTTCAAGGCTGTTAACTACATCAGGATTCTTTAAAGCCTGTTCCATTTTATATATGGTCTCCGACCACTTCTCAGCAAAGTCCTCAGCATAGTGTCTCATATACTGTTTCTGTTGTTCTGTTAGTTGGTGTTCACCACTTTGGGAAAATCCCTCTATGTATGTATCAACGGCTTTCATACCACCGATCATCTTAAGAATGTTTTCTTTGTGTTTTTCAACACCTGACTTTTCTGGCTTCTTCTTTTTATCTGACATTACTGTCTCCTATTATCCGTCACCGCCGACCGGGGATCCACCCTGTCTAGAAAGCTGTACTGTATTACTTCCACCAGGCCGGGATGCATCACTCAATGCTAGCGCTATCTGGTTTGCATCCATTGTAACATTGAAATTGACCGTAATATTGATTGGCTTATTCTCAATATTAATTGTATCTGTAGATACCGCCATAGACTGACCAAACCTGGTAAGGTTAGCCTCAATGTCTAGAGGTCCAATGGTGGCTAATAAGTTGTTAAGCTCAGCATAATTTTCCAGCATTGCGCGTACTGCAGTCGACGCCGCAATAAATCTCTGTTGTATTTCAGGTTGAATTCCATTGGCTACGGTCTCAAATACATTCTGCAGCCCTATCATTGCATTATGCATAGTGGGATCAGATGAATTAAGTGCGCTACTATTTTGTGCATTAACAACGGCCCGATCAAACTCTGGCATCATTCTGTTAAATTCAGTTATAAAGTTGCCGAACTCAACTATACCTTCCGCTCTAGACTTAAGCCTTCTATTACTGTAATCCCAATCACCGGAACCTACCATGGTAAGTAATGATTCAAGGCTTGGGGTCTGGCCTGCCCATGCAACACCAGATAGTGCAGCAAAAGTCGAGTTCATATTATTGGCGATGCCCTCTAGATCACCGGTACCAGTAGTGTCTAGCTCGCGGAATATCTTGACAAAATTGAAGATCTTTTCTAGGGCTTCTAAGCCTGGGGTGATCTTCTTAATATTAGCAGCCTGAGTATCGTCTATTGCAATATTCCCTAATGCAGATATTAGATCTTGTAGGGGGCCGTCTGATCCTAAGACACGAGATGTGAAACGTTCCATATTGAATAATGCTGCGCTCAACATACTAACTTGTTCGCCACCGATATTGTACTGGACCTCATCTGCACTGCTCATAAATGAACTAAAGACATTACTAGTTTCTGGATTGAACATGTCCATTAAGTTCTTAATGGCATCAATCGACGAAGAGATAATATCAATCTTCGGAGCTAAGGCCTCCGGATCTTCAATGCCGTTTGCGATGGTGATTACTTCTCTAATCATCTTAGACATTGGTGGACCCATTTGAGTCATCAAATTACCAACAGCACCGAATATAGTCTTCATACTTTTAGCAGCAGCATTAAGTCTGCCAATATCAATCTTACCCTTGCGAGTCTGGGAACCTTTTAGTACACTATTGATAATCGGGAACACACCTGACATCATGCTGCCTAATGCAGTGAATATTGGCCCAATTAATCCTGCAACAGCCTTAATTTTTTCTTCATTCCCTGGAGGAATGCTATTAATCATTTTACCAACAGCTTCAATGACCCCCTTCATTACCGGCGTCATCGATGCCATTACACTACTAAGTGATCTTCCCATTGTACTAGCAAAGCTGCCCATTGCCCTGATGGTGTTTGCCCATTCATCATTATCATGGCCTTCAGAGCCACCGGCCATAGCTGATAATACTGCTGGATCAGGTTGCATTGCCTTTGATATATCACCCAAGGCAGAAAAGAGTGGGGTCATTGCCTTAATAAATTGAATAGAATTCGAATTCATACCATTCATTAAGCCTAACAACTCCGGATCTAAGAAGTGTTCCGCGATCGTGTCTAATGTTGCCCTTATCTGAGGGCCGACGGCATTGGTGAAGTTTGTCATCTCCTGAAGAACTGAGTCGACTTCATCATTATCAATGCCTTCCTGACTATTTGCGATGTCGCCGATTACAGACGGAGAGAATGCACCCATAATAGCTGCTACAGCATTTAACACACCTGCGATTGCAGATGCCGCCTGGATACCCAGGCCGGTTAAGTTACCGCCGGCTTGGCCAGTAACTAAGTTTATCATCATTTCGATGACCCTGTTTATACCATTCTCTAATAATGCGTCAAGAAGATCTTTCGCTGCGGCAATATTTTTTGCCATTTGATCTGCACCAGCCTCAGGAGGTGGCTTCAAAGATTCAAGAACCCTTGCAAATTGGCCTGTGAAGTTTGCAATTGCATTAATAACGTCAACGATCATCTGTACGACAGTCTTAACTCGTTCAGGATTAGATATCTGCATTGCAGCAATTTCCCTGATTGTTGGCATAACACCAGCGGTTAGTGTTCCAACCAGCGTTGATAATAATCCAAACCCAGCTATAATAATACCCACACCAGCAGTTCCAAAAGGAAATGCCATAAGCATTAGGCCGAGGCCACCGGCGATTGGAATCATCATTGCAGTTGTCCGGACTAGCGTTGATATTGCATCCATCAGCGCGGCAACTTTCTCAGGGTTAGGAATTGTCCCCAGCATCTTTCCAATAATCCAGCCAACTCCACCGAGGCCGATCATTACCGCCCCCAACACTAATAAACCTGTAGTAATTTCTTTCCCAAATTTGTTAGCAAGCATGCCAACAGGAATTGATAGTCCTATTGCCACCAAAGCGCCAAGCATAGCGGCACCCATTACCAAGAAAAAGTTTTGAATTTTTCCGATACTAACATCTTCCATGCAGTTAATCACTTTTCCAAGCACCCACGTCACCCCGGCCATGGCGAGCATAACTAATGCTGTTTTCCCTAGGGCGGATGCCATCTGTGTCCATGATATCGACTTCATTCCCTCTGCAGCGGCAGCGATTCCTGGCATCGCTAACATAGTGCCGACTAAGACACCTGCCATAATAGCTAATTTAGTATTATCAACTTCTGAAACTACACCTACAGCTTCCCGGAGTGCATAAGCAAATAGAATTACTGAGCCGGCAAGGAAGGCTATTAATAGCCCCATATTAAAAGCAGCCTTGGCAATTTGCGTCGCGTTGAGGTTCGCGGCTTTCTCGATGACGGTTTTAATTGTATCAATAAACCCGCCACCGCGTTGCATCTTCTTTTGGCCTTCCTCGGTACCCTGTGCAGCACCTGCAGACATTGCACCACCGAACAGGCTCTTGAACCCTTTAAGCAACACACCCCAAACAGCACCCAGAGTCATATTTGCTGCAACTGCTAAAACTGTCTTAAAGATAACAGCGCCTAAAATGTACGGCCAGATAACTTTCCATAGATTACCAAGCTCCGGAGCAATCGCATCCCACAAATCATAAAATGCATCACGAAGAATCGGCCAAGTATCAACAACATTTTGCCATGCAGCACCTAATGCCTGGGATAGGCCATCACCAAGACCGGCTGCTGCATCAGTAAATGCGCTTGGATCCCTAATGAAATCTGCTAGCTTGCCAATAAGGTTTGCAAGCCCCCTCATCATTACTGGTAATAGACTAAGGAATAATAGTGCGACTGTCTTCCCGAAGGTCTTGAGGCCTTTCATGAACTGTTCGCCTGCACCACCAGCACCGCTAAAGAAGTTACCAAATATCTCTTTAATTTTTTCTGTAAATGTTTCTACGCCGGCCTGTGGATCTGTTCGTATATCTCTAAATAAATTTCGGAAAGCGCCTAACAGATCCCTTCTCAGTCTAGCAAAACGACGAGGATCGAATAGATCAGTTAAACCCTTGACCATGTCTTGGATCCCGGGGAACATCTCAATAAACATCTTGCCAAGATCGCGGCCGAATCTATATGTCTCTTTTAAGGCACCCCGGATATTGCGGAACATCTTACGCATTCCCTTTCCGCGCATGATGCCTCGTTCAAATCCCTGCACAAGTGCTTCCATGAAAGTCTTAGGGCCCGAACCACCGCCGCCGAAGGTCTGCTTCATTGCATCAGCCAATTCTTTCATGGCCTCTGCTTGTGAAATTGTCTTTGCTTCTGCTTCCTCTGAGCCGGCGAGGATATCGTCATAATCCATGTCAGAAGATAATGCTTTCTTTGCAGCCTCCTCAGACAGTCCCATCTGTGCAGCTAATAACTTAAGCTCTTGACGACTAAGATCCTCTACTGACTTACCGGTAGCTTGGAATGATTCTCTGAGCATATCCATTCGTTTACCTGGATCTTGCTCATTCATCATCTGCATCGCATCGATGTTCATACCAAAGGCTTGAGAAAGCTTTGATGCACCAGCTGCAGCATCTTCAAAGTTGTCCCACGAATCAATGACGCCGTTAAGTTCCTTAGCTTCAATCCCTAGCTTACGAGTATATACAGCTAATGATGATACCTGCTTAATACTTAAGGTACCATAATTGGCAACATCACCAAGCATCGAGGCCATGTCGCCTGCAATTAGTTTAGATGATATTCCAAACTGCTTGCCCATATTGATAGCTTGACTACCAACCTGATCTAACGTAGACTCTAAACTTTGTCCAGTAGTTGAAGCTAGTGTACCTAAAGACTTAAAGTTATCACCTGTTAATCCAAGACCACGGCGATATACTTCAAATACACCTGCATTATTTTGGACTTCACCTGAGAACTTGGTCATCATAGGACCGAGATCTGTTAATTGTTCACCAACAGATTTTAAGGCTGCGCCTAATCCGTCTTGTCCAGGACCGAATATTCTTGACATCCGAATACCAGAGCCACCAAGGCTCTGGGATTGTTTTCGCATGTTCTTAAATCCGGTCATTACAGCCTTGCCTTCATTCGAGGCAAGACTACCGAACGTCTCCTTAAGATCTTCCATTGCTTGCCGTAAAGCGGACACACCTCCGCCGGCACCGGCAGCAAAGCTTGTTAGATTATTTAATAGACTAAATGGTAGGGTAATTAGAGACTTACCGATTGAACCGATAATCCCGATAACTCTTTTACCAGAAGATAGGAAGCCACCTATCATGTTTGTGGCACCCTTAAATGCAGATACCATACCTACACCAAGGCCGGCAAACATGCCTCCCATGGGGGAGAAAACCTTTGACATAAGGCCACCTTCTTTGGTGCCCTTCTTCGCTATCCTACTAATAGTGGAGCCGGCTGATGAAGCACTACCTTCAAGGTTTTTCGCTTCCTCTGCTGCTTCGGCTAATCCATCTTGAATTTCAGCAAGACGATCCTTCATGCCATCTAGACCTTCGCAGTCTAGGGCCTTACACATCTCCATAGCAGTCTGGGTCTGAGCAGACAAAAACTTTGCCTGATTCTTCAGGATCCCAGTTCTCTGCTGCAGAACCTTATTAATCTGCGTCTGTATGTCTAATTGGCCAGCAGCCTCTTTATTATTATCAGCCATTTACTGATTGGCTCCTCTTGCATTTGATAGGAATAAATAGGCTGTTAGCCTAAATTCCAATACAATTATAGCAACCAGCGAATGCCTGTAACCTGTTGAAAACTATTGGATGCCTGTCGTTTTTCTTCTAATAGTTTTGTAACTGACCTTAGGGATGCGCCTGGGTTATTCAGCTCCTCATAGAGGGCCCTGGAAGCACCGATAACTTTTTTAGTAGCGCGAATTCGTTCCGGACTACCTTGGATCTTTATATTAGATTTTTCGCCGAGAATATATGAAGCTACTGCAGTATGAAAAGCCTTATAAGCTGCACGTTCATTGGATAGTGTTTTATTCATTTTCGCCTCCTAAATTAATTATGGCGTTCTACGTAAAACGCCTTAAGTTAGCAGGCACTTGGTTTCTATAACGCCCCATTAACTCACGAGACTCAGGGGTATTATGGTGGGCGGCACGGGTGGCTGCACCGTTGCCTTTATTAGCCTCATTAGATCTCTTAATCTCTTTATTAAGACGTTTCAGAAACCATATTCTCTGCCAAACTGGAATATTATATGCTTCAGCGTATGTAAAGCCCATATAATACATTAAAGTAAAAATATGCTCTAGATAAACTTCTTTATCATTCGGTGTCAGGCCAAAAAAACGAGGCGCCCATCGGTAGACGCACCTCCGATGACTCAAGACACGCTGGACAATCCATCCAAGCCTTCATATCAATACCTGGCTCAGCCTTATCAATATGACGCCTTAGCTCTAGTGAGTCACGAGCTGGCATATTCCTAATAAACATTCCGATCTTTGTTCTATCAGTGATTCCTTCGATCGCGACAATGGCGTGCTGAAGTCGTGTGGTTACTAGATTTTCACCAGCCAAACCAGACTTCTTCTTTCGCTCCATTGTTATCATAATCTCTTGCTCATCACGACCGGTAAGAAACTTAAATCTAACATTCTTTTTTGAAACTGGAAGTTGAAACTCAAATAGATTGACGCCTTCTGCTACTGGCTGGAGATCTAAGCGCTTAATTGGTAGCTCTGTCAAATTAAATGTTTGCTTTGACCTCTCGCCGCAAGCAGGACAGTCAACCTCAACGTTATAATCAGCGCCGTAGCCCGTAATTCTAAGTGCAGTCATAATTGCATTTCTATCACCTGCCAACATTAGGTCAGGCTGAATTGACTTATCAACCAGGCAAGACTTAAGAAGATGAGTAATAACCGTACCCTTCTTAATCAAAGCCTTAGAAGTCAAAATGTCTTCTTCCTTTGCAGTCATTGCACGAATATCAATTGTCTCAGTATTGTAAAGAGGGTCATTTTCTTCGTATGTAATACCCCTCGAAGGAAGAGGCACAGACTCAACAGGAATCTCAAACCCGAAATCATCCTTCATTACATTTCGAGTTGGCATACCTGGGTGTCTAGCACTAGGGTTATCCCCTTGAAAGATCTCATTTTTCTCTGATCTTGTTTTCTTATCGTCAGCCACGTTTCATCTCCATTTGATATAGCATTATGCTATTTTCATATATCATTGCTATGCTTTAAGTATCCACCAGAAGGAAAATTCTGTAAAACAAAATTATAATGGAGGCACTAAAAATGACAAAAGCCCACCGATGGTGGGCTTTTGATTCGAAATTTTGTCTTATGCAACCAGTATTAGTATTGTAATACGCAGTTATCAAAGCGGATAGTCAATGAAATCTCAGTTGGATCTTCACCACCATAATCCAGGTCACCGAATGACGCGGATGTAAGGAAGCAACCCTTGAGGTCCCAAAGCTCTACCACTGTTCCAACTGGATCAAGAAGCTTGAGCTGACAATCACGCTTGTAGAAATCAGCATAACCAGCACGACCCGATACAGATTCAAAGTGGGTACGAACCCATTCCATAACCTGTTGCGCTCCAGAAGGGGCGATTGGATCGTGTAAGGTGCAACTAATTGCATCAAACTTGGTCTTACCTGCAAGGTATCGCGTGGAGTTCATATATGAGACCTCCTGCTCAGCAGTATTGATTGTGGGGCGGTTTGCAGTTTTCATTAAAAATGCATCAATACCCTCAACCGCAAAGACCCACCGAAATTTTCTTTTCGGCTCAAACTTATTGGGTAGCATATCAGTGACGGAAAGTGTCTCAGCCATGTCTTTTAACTCCTATCAAAAAGATTCTATTCTAAATATTCTGCTGCTACAGAATTATACTTCCATACCGGCGTTTGTAACCACAAAGTCGAGAGATATGAATTCAACAGTCCTGGTGGGCTGGAGGAAAATCTTACCTCTAACGGTATTGTTTTCAATATCCGCCTGCGTGGTAGTAGTAGTGTCAATTACAACTTTAAACTTATCAAGTCCTTGCTGCTGCTGGATTCTTTGAAGAATCGGATTCACAGCTGCGGAGAACCTACCTAATGTTTCTTCCCTGTTGGGCTCAAACAGTAGGTTATTTCCAACTCTACGAACTTCACGACGAACTTCGATAAGAAGACGCCTAACATTAACTCTGTCTAAAGCAGATTGGGCCTGCTGTAATGTCTTCTGACCCCATACAACAACTCCAGGAGTGTGTGGGAAGGCAGCCAGAGGATTGACATCAGACTCATATAAGGTATCAAGGTTCTTACGGCTAAGCTTAACCTGGGTCTCTACAACAGACTTAAGAGCCCCTCGCGAGAAACCGGCCGGAGCAAACCATGGATGTGCAACTGAGTCATTCAATGAGAATGCACCAAGAACAGCAACCGATGGTGGGCATTGTACATTAATACCCAGCGCAGGATCCGTAATTACAACATCAGGGAAATAAGCCGCGGCGAAGGAAGAATCAATGTTTCTACCTGCTAAATCCTCAACCGTTAAATTAACACTTGGCTTTTGTGAAGAGTAATCAATCATTAATTCATTTTGAACTGATTTTTCTTCAATATCCATAATGTACATTGCATCGAATCTATCTTCGACAGCGTCGATAGCATAATCTGTTACAGCTTCATCTCTCATTCCAGGGATGGTTAATAACTTAATATCAACATCAGCCTTTTCAGCCATAACATCAATTGCCTTCCTGAAGGAAGCGACGGTACAACCATCAACCCCACCCTGGTCGGCATCATCCATCTCCCAAACAGCAGCTCTGTTTGTAAGATTTCTCTTTTCCTTATTAAAGATATTGGCACCATCGAAACCACCCTGTAAGAAGAATGAAAACTTGGCGTATCTTCTGGTAGAAGACTCTACCATATCCGTTTGAGGATCTAAGAATCTAGAAAATGAAGTGGCTGCTGCAATATTGTTTGAGCCATCTGCGGTAACATCAGCATGGGGATTTCCTGTAGTAGCATCACCATCCTGGAAAACGTTTAATCCTTCCAGTGTTGTTATGCTTCCATCTAGTACACCATTCCTTCTATATGTTGCTGCGGCCCACTGTTTGTGATCAGCCTTACCTTTAACATTCGGATTTTTAGAGCTAACCGCACTCGGTTGCTTACTGATAATCTGAATTCTTTCTAGTGAGAACATGTTGTTATTAAAGACATCAGCGTCCTGTACAGACGTCCAATCCTCTGCACCATCAGTCGCTTCAGCTATTCCTTGTGCTCCCCAGTTATCCCCGACGGAGACATCTGGTTGAGAGCTAGTTGAATTGGCTCTAAGCGTCGGATAATACTTGCCGTATGACAATACAGAATCATTAAACTTAGTATTCTTATTGGGCTCGTCGATGTCATCAATAACCTGGAAATGTGTCCCCCAGTGTAATTGTGCCATAGCACGTTTCTTTGGCCCGGTACCAGAAGCGATTGAAGTACGAACCGGAACCGGAGGTTCAACGGCATCATTTAGCACAGAGCCTGCATCTGCTGCAGGGCTCCCTAGGGAGGCACAGTGTTGTAAGCCATCCTGTAAGAACCTAAGACCAGCTCCATCGAATCCATTAGCATCAGTATTTAAGTGATGATATCCACGGTAGCCCATTGGAAGTGCATCGTTTGGTACACCCCCTGAATCAACTCGTGGATCCATTTCCACTCGAATATATTTTGAGCGGGCAGGATGTATTCCATCAACAACTAGCTTCTGAGATCCTGGACGTTTATCAAAATCATAATACATGTACTGATCACCAATTACTCGGGCGATGTACCTGTCAGATTGTGGGTTCAGATCCAGACCAAGGAATTTCTCGTATACCCTTGGTGCAATATCATCGTCAGTAATATCTCTAACATGGAGATCAAATGTACCATGTCCACCTGCTGAGCCCATTAAGATATTAGCAATACTAATCTTAAACTTGCCAGATCCAGCAGTACCATCATCAAGGGCATGAATTCTGAAAAGATTCTTAGGCTTGGCGCCATATACCTGGGAAATTACCCAGGGTGATTTTGCAGTTCGGAACCTATCCTGGAAATCTTCGTAACAAGGTTCAACGCCAGCGCCTGTAAGGTCGCTAGTCCTACCATGAACCAAGAATGCAGATGCAGTTGTTGGAGCGGATATGTGCTCAGGATCACCGGAGTCATCATCATTGCCATGTCCACTGACGGTTGCAATGTCTTGTGTTACATTATAATGTGCATAAACATAATGACCAGCTTTTTCCATACAGGCTGCATCATGATTTAATATATTCATAAAATAATCTGGCGCCTGTGGGTCAAAGCTACATGTTAGTTCGGATGGAAACTCCGAAGAATCAATGTGACCATTAAGAAGAAGTGTGAATCTTTCTTGTGTGCCTGCAATTTGTACCAAGCCGACCTGACTACCATTGCTGGTTTCTTCACCTTTCACCACAGCAGCTCTATGCGCATCAGCGGAGGCATCAGCACCGCCCTCGAATTCACCGAGATCGATACCCGAGTCGGTGAATGATCCGGTTACTGTTGCGGAGTCGCCGATCGCGCCTATCAAAGTATGGGTAAGCGTAAGATCATCGCCATCGTCCGCAGAGGTAATTCCAATTGCGGCCGTTGTAATCGCGTCGCCTAACATCCCGTTAGCATCGCCGGCGGCCCAGGACCCTTGATCCGTATCTAGGGTAAATGTTCCGTCCCCGTTGTCAAGAGTGAGGGCACCTCCACCACCTGCGGCTGCAACGGTAATTACCGCAGAATCGCCAGCGGAGTCTGTAATTGTTAAAGTATCGCCATCAGCTAATGTAGTACCGGTAAGGGTTAGGGTTGCCTCTGAATTGGCTGCTACTGATGCAATCCTATCATCGTTATGACATGCTAGCGTCGGGTGGACACCTTGCGGGGTCATTAGTACAGCTCGAATAATAGGTACCGAGCGATCTAATCCAGCAGAAGAAGTATCTAGTCCAGCATCTAACCAATGGGTATGTGCAACATCACCCTCGACATCGTCAGCACCACCGGAGAAGTTTAGGATAGAATCCGTAAGTCCTGCAACTGGGGTGCCACCTGATGTGGCTGGTTCAGCGTCATCGAACTCCTCAAAATCGGTTCCAGCATCAGTTTCACTGGTTAAGAGAACGGTGTCACCAATTGGAGTACCTGTTCCGTCGACGAAACATGTTGCTAAGAGGTGTTCACCACCCTCTTGTTGGGTTAATGTTATTAGTGCAACATCTCTCTCAACGGCAACTTCTAAGGTTGATGCAATAATGAGTGCCTCAATATCTCCAGCAATGTCATCAAGTCCCGGCTCATCACGTCCACCCGTGAAATCGGAAGGGAGGGTTAGCCAGTCATCTGCATCAGTTGGGCCGGTCAAGGTAATAGTACTATTTCCAGCAGCGCCGGCATCTTCTTGTGTTAATACTACATCATTGCCAGCAACGACTGCTTCCATCCTAAACCCAGCGTCGGCGGCAACACCGTCCGGAGCGTCTCTTGCAATATTAATCGCTGCTGCTAATGTTGTTACTGCATCGGATGTTGCATGATCTGCATGTTGGCAGTCAACTGTAACTGCCATAGAAAAATCTGCACCAGTATCATCAGTTAATGTAATATGATCTCCGGCATCGCCTGCATTTAGATATGAAATAGTAAGTGTAACTGGTGTACCACTATTATCAATAAGCTCAATCACATCACCAGCAATATTTCTAGGATCTACGCCTTGCTGCGTAAATGTTGCTGTTGCTGCTTCGGCAGCACCAACACTAACTTCATTTGAAGCTGCATCAGCATCACCAGAATCTACAAATGTAATGTCTAACGTGTTTCCGGCAACATCAACGATTTGAAATGCATCGGCATCAGGAATACCAGAGCCGGTTGTATTAACCGTTAAAGTGTGGACAGCATGTTCGCCGTCGTGACTGATAGTTGCTGTTCCAACACCAAAGTTTCCGGAAAGACCAGCAGTATCCTGTGTTACGACTAATGTGTCTCCATCCCTTGAGAATGTAAGTGCAGCATCAAAAGCTGAGGAAACGGCAACAATTCTGTCAACCAATTCTGCAGCAGTAGGATTATCACCACCCCATGTATCTAAGTCTGTTCGGTCTGTGGGGTCCTCAGAAGTATTCTCAGTTGAAAGATGGCCACCTAAAAATGCGCCGCCGTCAGGCTCATCAGCTGGATTACCGAATACCGTTGTTTGAAGTGTAATGTTATTATCAGTTATGCTTGCTGTGAAGTCAATACCACCAGCGGCAATGCAAAGACCAATTGCGGTACTGAGTGATGTTGCAATCGCCTCCTTATTGCCCGCATCTGATATTCCAATTATCGATTGGCCAGCAATACCGGTATCCCAGTCCGTCGCAGCTGTTAATACTGTATCATCAAACGTTCCAATAAATTTATTACCTGCGACATCGGTAAGTTCTATCATCTTATTGTGTAAGTCAGCGGCAACTTCTTCATCAACACTGATTACAAGGGTACCTCTTGCTCCAGCGGAAACAAAACGATTCTTTCCATTTTCAAGAGGCAATAGATCGGCAGCCCCAAGAGGCTCACCAGCGGATGATGTGTTGTCTGCACCTTCATGGACCCATACTGTTGCAGTATCACCAGCGGCATCAACAAACTGTAGTGCCTCTCCTCTGGTATCGGATGTTGCTAATTGAGTTGGATCAAGTGGGGTAGTGATGGATACACGAGCAGAAGCAGCAGACTCACCATCCATGGCATATGATTCTCTCATCATAGCACCGAGGAAATACGTTCTACCTGCTTGGCTCTGGGCATCGCCACTCTCATTAGCATATGGGTTGAGCCCTAATTGACCACCATCATGTACGTCGGTGTTCTGTGGAAGTTCGGCGCCTACGACGAAGCCAGCATTTGAAACCTGACCAGTGTCAGAATCTCTCTTGGCGGCATCACCTACACCGAGGACCCTAATAAAGGTTCCTGCGCGCGCGTTTTTCATCCACTCATTCATTGCAAGAGGACCGAACTTCTTTCCATCGGTACCTCCGAATTCCGCCACAAAATCTTTCCATGTGGCAACAGTAACAGGGACAAATGCTGGTCCCTTTTGGGCGGTACCAATGACCCCTGCCGGAACCCCTTGTGGCTTAATAGCCGTAGGTCCGCTTAAGTCTATTTCTCTGGTACTTACCCCAGCACTCTTAAATGTAAGTTCAGCCATTGTGTTTTGCTCCTACCTGTTCAAAAACTTGTCTATTATAGGTATTCATTACTCGAACATTACTCCGCTTCTAGTGATAATAAAGTCGATTGCGATAAACTCAATTGCTCGAGTCGGTACAACGACAATCCTACCATTAAGCCTGTTACTCTCGTAATCCTCGATGGTGTTATTAGTGTCGTCCATGACAACTTGGAATGACTCAATACCTGCCTGCGCCTGAACTAGTGCCAGAAGTGGAGTAACGGCACCAACAAACCGAGCTCTTGTCTGCGGTGTGTTTGGCTCAAACAGAATATTGTTAGCAACGCTTACGACTAGTCTCTTGACCTCAAGAAGCATTCGGCGTACGTTAACTCTATCAAGTGCAGATTTTTGCATCTGCAGCGTCTTTTGTCCGAAGATAACGAATCCAGCATTTGGGAATACAGCTATAGGATTAATTCTAGAATCATATAGTGTGTCTCGGTCGCCAGCCGTTAGTCTTGTTGTTACGTTAGAGACCATCTCTAATGCGCCTCGGTTGAAACCAGCTGGTGCAAACCAGGGATATGCAACCTTGTCATTGAATGCCAAGGAAGCCAGCGCAGCAATAGATGCTGGAACTCTAACTTTAAGATTGTTAATTGGATCATCAATCCAGACATCCGGGAAATATGATGCGCAGTAATTGTTGTCAAATGCGCGGCCCTCAAATGTTTCAGCTGTATACTGAACATCTGCCTTCTTAGTGTCCTGTGTCGGTTCACCTAAGAAGATTCGACCTTGATTTTCATCATAATAAGGAATGTCCATTAAGTAAATTGCTTTAGAGTACTGCCTTGTTCTTTCAGCGGCCAAGTCAGCAACAAACTGATCGCGGATACCAGGGATACAAAGGATATTTGTATTTACTGTCATGGTATCAGTCATCATTTCAACGGCAGCTCGATAAGATGCAACAACATTATTTCTCTTACCAGAGCCATTCGTGTTTGTAACCTCTCCATCACCGCCGGTTGAACCAACAGTGCCGTCGGCATCAGCCGGAGCATCACCAAAGTGAACCAAACCATCGTCTGTCCACCCTTCAGTGGCCTTACCCTCTATAACGTTACCCGAGTCTGTCTCACCGGTATCGGTGGAACTAGCACGATCATTCATTAATGCAACATCAGGATCTAATATATTAAGGCCATCGAATCCACCATAAAAGACGGTAGAGAACTTTGCCCAGTCGCTAAATCGATTAAACGTAATCTTGTTGTTATGAAGCAGTGAAGCTAACGTAAGGCGTGACTGCTCCCCGCTGAGGAGACTGTCTTCAATTGTATAATCTGACTCATCAATCGCGGCATTTCTCATATAAGCGGCAGAGCGCATATGGATGCTTGCTGGATCAATAACGTTAGTATTAATACTTTCTAGAACAGAAGCCTGATCATGTACATCAGGTAGTGCAACCCTAGCTAGTGAAAAGCGGTTGTTACATAGGGTATCAGAATCAGCTGCGTTTGTAATTGCACCTAGTTCTGAAATACCTTGGAATTTTGTGTAAGCCTTGACAAGTGGGTTAGGGGATGTCGAAACATTAGTATTTAATGCTGCAGCATCTCCAGACTCACCGGCATTTGGGCAACGTTCAAACTTAACACCCCAGTAAAATCTAGAATCAGCTCTTTCATTAGCACCGAGATCGCCAACAAACCCTTGATCAAGTGGAATTAACGGATCAACACCAGCTGAAACGTTTCCTCTGGTACACTTGAACCTAAGAGGAAGTGGGGGTACTAAGGAGCTTAAGACATCCTCACCAGTTGTAATAGCTGACCCCGAATCATCCCAAAGTTGAAGCCTGCCAGATGCAGTATTATCAATTAGGTTAGGATTAGCGTTTAGAACTGGAATGCCCTTGAATCCGAATGGAAGCATATCTTTTGGAATACAAGAATCTCGACCATCAATCTGTGGATTCATTACAACCCTAGCTACAGCACTTCTATTTGGGTACTTACCACCGATTACTAACCTACGTTCGTCGCCATCTTCGGCATCAAAATCAAACGTTACCTTATAATCACCAATTTGACGAGCAACGTATCTGTCACTGTCTGGATCTAGATTGCAATCAGGATATGCCTCAATAACTTGCTTATCTAGGTCAGTATCACCAAAGCGCCTAATTTGTACCTCGAATGTACCATATTCATAGTTTGGATCTGTACTAGCTCGAAGATTTGTAATTGATGCCTTAAATCTGGTGTTTGGATATGCACCATCATCAAGCGCCTCAAGGCGGAAAAGATCATATTCTGTCGCGCCATATGGCTGCGAGATAAACATGGGTGTAGTTGCAGTCTTATACCTGGTATCAAATCGACCGAATAATTGCAACCACTCACTTTGTAGTGTACCAAGTGTATCAGAGATATCAGAATCGTCTGTCTGCTCCTGGCTACCATATAATAAGGCTATACTGTCTACCATCGCAATTGATGTCGAATCATCAGTACCATCAGCGGTGCCATCTAAGTCTTCACTAAACTCAAGACCAGCCATTGCTAACTCGTCTTCAACTGCATAATCACACCATAATACATGTTCAAACTCTTGGAAACGAGCAGGATCCGTATTTAAGATTTTCCCGATATATGCAGGAGACGTTGGGTTTAGCGATGCGCTAAGAATTCTAAGCCCAGGGTATCCATCATCTAAGCCAAAGCTAGCGCCGGCAGATGAAGAGATAATTAGTTTAAAGATACCATCATCATTAGGAGTAACTAACTGATCAGTCATGGTATATCCAGCACCATCACCAAACTCAAGCTCGTCGGCTGTCATTAGTCTATCAACAGATACATCACCAGGAGATACCTGGCCGCCAACTATTAGTCTTGAGCCAGACGCCATCATAATACTAGCACGAACCAAATTTACAGTCCCAAGTGCAGAATCTGCAAAAGAGTCATTATCAGTAAAAACTGGATATCCCTCTGATTCCCTTGGTCGAACTGTGTGTCTAGCTACTAAGAACTGCATACCACCTTGAAGGTCATCTGCAGAAGCATCAGTACCGGGCATGCTAGCTAGCGGGCCCGCTCCGTCTACTAGTCCAGAATCAACACCATCGTTTGCCTGAATGGCAAAGCCGGCATTCTTTACAATGCCAAAGGTTTGAGTATTACTAATCTCAGTACCTGATTCATTTGATCCTGCACCCAAGACGCGCATATAGGTAACGGCCTTACGGTGTTTCAGGAATTCCCTGACGGCGTAAGGGCCGAAACGGTCTGGATCAAGACCACCAAATTTTGTTTCAAAGTCCGCGAAAGATCCTACAGTCACTGGTACGAAAGCAGGCCCTCTTTGTGCAGTACCGATAATTCCTGCAGGGGTGCCTGTTGGCGATTGTTTTCTCGCGGATAAGTCTATTTCCTGTTCAAAAAATCCAGGTGATCGGAATGTCTGTTCGGCCATTAGAAGATTCTCCTTGGACTTGTGTCACTCTTTACTAAGTATTGGG